GAGGATGATAATGTGCTTACCATCACCACCAGCCCCCCCTAAGATAGTAATGCCTCCTCAACCTCCTCCCCCTGCTATGAAAGATGACCCCGAAATAGCTGAACCAGAGTTAGACATGGCTCCTGAAACAGACCAGCCAAAAAGACAGTATAGAAGAGTGGTAGCATCAGCCGGAGTATCAAAGGGGAGTTCCAAGTACAAAGGTGGAGGACTTAACGTAGTTTAACCTTTTATAAAAACACACACATGAGTACATTAAATAACTATTTAAACATAAGACCAATACAGTCAGAAGAAGAGAGACTGGAAGTTTACGAAGAAGCTGAGAAGGATGGCAACAGACACCCACTTATGCCTACCCATATAGTTAAGAAAGGGGAGGATATTGTAGGAGCATTTTGTCTTTATAGTCCAACAGTTTATTGGTGGATGCACACACAGAAAATAAAAGGAAGAGATTCATTTTCGGTATTTCAAACTATGGGTGCTCTTCTTGCAAACGATGGTGTAAGTAAGTTTATTCTCCCATGTGAACCGGAGTCTCCTTACTTTTCCCTTTTATCTAAAAAACTAAGTCACCACTCTGGTACAGAAGGTGGAGACTGGAGATTATTTATAAATGAAAGCTAAAATATGGGTGGATCAACTGGGGAGATAATAGAAAGTACTAAGTCAAGAGCAAGGCAGTACAAAAGAGAGAAGATAGATGAGCAGACTAGAGCGGCTCAAGCTAATGCAGGAGCAGTAACAGGGGATGCTATGTCCTCATTTGAGATGGGGATGGAAGGAGTTGGAGACTTTGTAGAAAGAAATACCAGATCTTTAAGACCCCAATCCGAAGATTCCCCTGAAACTAGTGATACTGTATCTGCAAACTATAGTAAATCCTCATCTGAAAAGTCTAGTAAGACAGACAAGAAGAGTAAAACAGAATCTAAAGGCGGTACTGGAGGTAGTAAACGCCAATTTTATGCATAATAACAAAAGGAGAATAACATGGGATGGAGAAGTAGCTTTCGTAGAGCAGTTCGTAGAGTAACACCAAAGGTAAAGATAAATGTACCAAAGGTAAAGATAAATGTACCAAAGATAAAGATAAAGAAGCCTGATATTGTTAAGAAATTACAGACAACTGCGGCTGGAGGAGCTAGACAATTAAAGACTAATGTACACTCTGCAACGTCTACTGCACGATCTAATGTGCATGGAGTTACTACTGCGGCTAGAACTGGCGTACATACTGGTGTTGACCAAGCAAGGACACTTGCTCATAAAGGGGCAGACACCTTGAAAGCAGGATGGGATAAGCTAAGAAATAAAACGAAAGAAGAAACCGGTGGTGGTGGTACTGGTGCTACCCGAGATAGCTTAGGTTCTAATATTAGTGTTCAGGAAAAGGGATCAGGAAAAATGCAGTCAGGACAACTAGCTAAGAAGAAGAAGAGAACTACATCAAAAGATAAATTCAAAGTTAAAGTGTAGCATGAAAAACAAAGTAGAGGAGTTACCCGTAGGTCAACTCGCTAATTTGTATGAGCGATCCTTTGGGGAACGTGAAACTTACCTCAACAGAGGGAGAGAGTGTGCTAAACTAACGATACCTTCTCTTCTACCAGACTCAGGAGCAAACTTTTCTACAGTATATAATACTCCCTTTCAAAGTATAGGTTCAAGAGGTGTAAATCATCTAGCTAGTAAATTACTACTTACCTTACTCCCTCCCAACTCCCCCTTCTTTAGATTAACTATTGATGACTTTGATTTACAAGAGTTAGCTGGTGATGCAGAACAACGTGGTGCAGTAGAAGAAGGATTCTCACGGATTGAAAGATCCGCAATGAACGAAATAGAAACTAGTGCATATAGAGTTCCGGTATTTGAAGCTTTAAAACATTTGATTGCCACAGGTAATTGCTTATTGTATCTTCCAGAAAAAGGAGGTATGAGGGTATTCCATTTGGATAGGTATATTGTTAAGCGTGACCCAATGGGTAACCTACTATATCTAATAACTAAAGAAACCCTTAGTGCAAAGACTATATCTCCTGAAGCAAGATTAGCTCTAGGGCTTCCCTCACCAGAGGAGTTAACCCCTGAAACTCCTGATAAGCCCTATGAGCTATATACTTATGTTTGTAATAAAGAAAAGTATTGGCATGTACACCAAGAGATAGGAAACACTCCTATCCCTGAATCCTATGGTAAATATAAGATAGACAAAAATCCCTTCATTGCTCTACGTTTCAGTAGGGTGGATGGAGAATCGTATGGGAGAGGTCTCGTTGAGGAATACTTAGGAGACCTTCGTTCCCTTGAAGCCTTAACACAGGCTGTTGTAGAAGGATCTGCGGCTGCGGCTAAAGTCCTATTCTTAGTTAGACCTAATGGTACTACAAGAATGAAAACAATAGCAGAAGCTCCAAACGGAGCAATAGTACAAGGCGATTCAAATGATGTCTCAACACTACAACTCGATAAGTTTAACGACTTTAGGGTAGCGTTGGATGCAATGACATCAATCCGAGATAGGTTATCTGCGGCTTTCCTTCTTAATTCCTCAGTTCAAAGAAATGCTGAAAGAGTAACAGCAGAAGAAGTACGCTTCATGGCACAAGAACTAGAGAGTGCTCTAGGTGGTGTCTACTCTGTTCTCTCTCAAGAATTTCAACTCCCCCTTATCAACCTTATCCTTCAGAAACTAATCAAAGACAAGAAGATGCCAGACTTTCCAAAGGGAAAAGTTAAGCCTCAAGTTGTAACTGGATTAGAAGCTTTAGGAAGAGGTCAAGACCTAACTAAATTAGCACAGTTTCTTGAGTACTTAGCTCCATTAGGAGCAGAAGTTATAGCTCAGAAACTTAATGTTGATGATTATATGGATCGACTTGGTGCTTCTCTTGGTATAGATACAGGAGGACTAATAAAATCTGAAGAACAATTACAACAAGAACAAGCTCAAGCCCAAGAAGCTCAAGAAGCTCAAATGCAAGAACAGTCTAGAGCACAAATGCAAGGTGATGTTATCAGAGGTGCGATACCTAATATTACTAAAGGTATGGCAGATGGGATGAAAGACAATCCCGAAATGGCTGAGATAATTCAACAAGCTATGGCTCAACAGATGGGTGGACAGGCTTAACTACACACTCTAAAGGAAATATGGCAGAAGCAATAAGTACATACGAAGGAGAAGGAGTAAATCAAGCAGGAACTCCAGAACAAATATACTCTGCAATAGCTAGTGCAGAAGAACCAATACAAGTAAGTGATGGAGGATTCTCAGATGATCCACCAGAATCTCGAGATCTGGATAGACCAGAATGGTTACCAGAAAAGTTTGGTTCTCCAGAAGAACTAGCACAAGCATACAAAAGTTTAGAACAACAGTTTCACGCTGGTTCAGAAGAGATAGCACAGCAGGAAGAACAGGAAAGATTTGAAACTGAAGAAGCTCCTGAGATACAAGATACTAGTTCATCTCAAGTTCATAAAATGCTGGATGAGAGGGGATTAGATTTTAGTGTATTTCAAGATGAGTATAATGAAACTGGAGAACTATCTAAAGATGCATACAAGGCTCTTGAAGAAGCCGGGGTAGGAAAGCAAGTTGTTGACACATGGATTGATGGTCAAGAAGCAAGAGCAGAGCAAAGTATGAATGATATATATAATATAACCGGGGGAGAAAATAATTATAATCTAATGCTACAATGGGCAGATAATAATTTAGAACCTTATGAAGCAGAAGCATTCAATAAACAGATAAGTAATTTGGATGAAGCTTCTCAATTTGCGGTTAATGGATTATATGCTCGTTATCAACAATCAGAAGGAGTAATGCCTTCTTTAATGTCTGGTGATATTAACGTGTCAACTCAGCCACGTTATGAGTCACTAGCTCAACTTACTTCGGATATGAGTGATCCGAGGTATGCAGAAGACCCTGCTTTCCGAAGCAAGGTTGCCGCACGTTTGCAAAATTCTAACGTGCTTTAACAAAGAATCAAGGATAACAAACAGTAAGACTTTGCCCCATGCGTGGGATAACTCTGTGCTGACCTTTGTGAG